AAGCCTTAAATTGTGTGTTGCTTGCCAAGACTGTAAAGGTTGCGCTACCAGTCTTGATGATGAGATAACGATACGAATCGATGCCACTAGCATTACCAGCAGTAGGCGCACCACCTAACCAACGAGTTGTAACACCAGATGTAGTGCCATCAACTTGTACAGCAGAATTGTAGTAAGCAGTAGAGCCTTGAGTAACCAAGAAAGCCACAGTCATTGATTGACCTGTACTCATCAAAGTATTCAATGAAGTACCACTAGAGGCTCTGAAGTTAACAGTCCAGTTAGCACTTGCGTTACTTGTGTAGTACAAGACTGACTGAGTGGTAATGTCGTAGTTAATCGTTCCTGTAGCTGCTGTAGCTGATACTGTAGCTACCTCTGCTGCATCGTTTAAGACAATGGCTGTAGCAGATGATGTACCTGAGAAGGTCTGTGTAGCAGTAAAGGTCTGCGCTGAATTGGTTACTGCTGTATTAGCGTTGTAGGCTTGGACATTAGTACCGATTGCCAAACCTAAGTTAGTACGAGCAGTAGATGCACTAGCAACATCAGATAAGTTATTGGCAGCAGTTAAGAATCCACTTGCTGTAAACGCTGCTTGAGTCCAAGTTGAACCTGTCCAAACATACAAAGTATTTACTGCTGTATTCCAATACAAAGCACCTGTTAACAAAGCATTGCCATCATTGTCAACAGTAGGTGCAGTTGACTTAGAACCTAAATAACGATCATCAAAGGCATCGTAAGTGCTGGCAGCACTCGTAGCACTAGCAGCAGCAGCCGTTGCGCTTGTAGAGGCATTTCCTGCGCTTGTAGAGGCATTTGTAGCACTCGTTGAAGCGTTAGATGCTGAAGTCGCAGCAGCAGCAGCACTTGTCGCAGCAGATTCTGTAGAACCAAACAACGTATCAATCTGAGCAGATGTATAAGTATCTGTAATGCCAAAACCACTCAAGGTAGTTGGATTAGTACCTGCTGTGATTCGTCCATAAGCGTCAGCAGTTACAGACTTGTAAGTTCCAACAGTTACACCAGAAGTAGCCAAGTCGATATTGTCTGAGTTAACAACAATACGGCTAGAAGACGCTGTGCCTACATCTAGTGTGTTACCAGTCTTTGTCAAACCTGCGCCAGCCGTAATCTGACCTGCACCAGAGAATTGAGCAAAAGTAACAGCAGTAGTACCCAAAGTACCACCAGCAGTAATTGTCGCAATGTAGCCGTTATTAGCTTGTGTCGTACCCTTTTCAACAAAGGTGAAAGCAGCTACCAACTCATCCCATGTGTTAGCGTCTGTTGTTCTAGTCCATGTACTAGATGCACACAAGTAGATACCATTTTGTGAAGCAGTAGATTGGTCTTTAACCAAGACACGATCACCAACAGATACTGCAATACCATCAATGGTCTGTGTACCAGACAAAGTGATGTTAGCCGTTGTAGCCACAACCACAGAAGCCTTGGCATCGATACCTTGGGCTAGTGCGTCAACATAACCCTTGTTGGCAGCGTCAGAATCGTTTACAGGGTTAGCCAAACCAGTAATGGTTGCTGATGTACCAGAATCCATGTCCAATGAGCCAGAGATGGTCACATTGTTGAATGTAGAAGTACCAGAAGCAGCCGTGACATTACCTGTCACATTACCAGTCAAGTTGCCAGTCACATTACCTGTTACAGCACCTGTGTGAGTTCCTGTGGTATTGCCTGTTACTGCACCAGTTAGAGGGCCAGTAAACCCCACAGTAGCCGTTACATTCGTTCCAGTAATTGCTTGAGCAGATGAGCCACCAATTACAGCACCATTGATAGTACCGCCAGTAGCTGTGATTGATGATGTGGTGATAGGCCCAGAAAATCCACCAGTTGCCGTTGCAGTACCAGTCAGCGTAGATGTACCAGTAACACTCAAGTTGCCACCAACAGTTACGCTATCGCCAGCAGAACCATCTTGGAAGTTCTTTAACTGAGCCATCAAGGTGCGAATGGCATTGTTAACCAAAGAAGGCGCCATGCCCTCGGCTAAGTTAATACTGTTAATGTCAGTATTGTTGTTAGCGGTACTGCTGTATTCTGAAATCTTGGTCTTTGCCATGTTTTTTCCTTATTGGATACCCAAAAGATTACGCTGTTCTCTGTCTAAGTCTTCAATAGACAAAAGACCTCTAGCTGTTACTGGTGTTACCGCCCTTAATGCGCCACCTGTTGTTTGTGGAATTCCACCATAACGCATCATATTAGCTAAATCCTCTACGCTACCTCTACGCATATTAGTAGCACCTACACGAGAACCAGCCGCACCTAGAGCCATTGGGATACCAACAGCAGGGGCCATCACAGTTGCGCCACCAGTAAACAATCCGCTAACAGGGCCAGTCGGTGCAAAGCGACCAAAGAACTTCAGCATATTTTGAACATTACCACCTTTGGCAGCTTGCTCAATAGCAGCTTGTTCATCTTTAGTAAACAAACGCATTTTCTTGTCATTCTTGGCAAGTTGACGCAACTGTTTAGCAAGTGAGTTTTCTTCACCAGATTGAGTAAATTTACTTCTATCTAGTTTTGCCTCGTTAAGCATATCCTCAAAGACTTCAGACTTCTTCATCTTTGAATAAGCATTACGAGCCTCTGACCACAACTGACCTGCGTTTTTCATGTCACCAGCAGCAATTGCTTCTTTAGGGACAGTCATCAAGTAATTGTCGTAGTCATCCAAAAGGATTGATGCAATTCGTCTTTCTTCTGGGTCAATACTCTTTTGACCACCACGAATCATCTTACGCAAAGCCTGAAGTTCAGTCCAATCTTTAGGCTGAGTAGTAGATGTAAGTTCTTCAATAGCACCAGAGATTTTTGGATACGCTTTAGGTGTATATCCTTCATCTCGCAAACCTTTAGCAATCTTATCCATTGATTCAACAAACTCATCAGTTTTTAGTTGAACGCCAGATTGCTGAAGTTGGTTGTATCTATCTGTAGCAATTCTGTCTAACGCTTGAGTAGACAATGCTTCTTGTTTCTGAGGACGTTTAACGCTACCAGCAGCACCTGTAGCCAATGTAGTAGCAGCACCATACAAAGGATTTCCAGTAGCTTCTGTTACTGTTTGACCAGTCATAACAGCCGTAGGAGACACAATTGCTTGAGTCTTAGGTGCTACTGCCATTTGCTCTGTAACAGCACGAGTTACAGGAGATGCAGAAGTCGTAGATGCTTTAATCAAAGCAGGGATAGTTCTAGCCACACCTGTCATTGATTCAAGACCTGCACCAACAACTCGCTCAGTTGGTGTTTGTGTTTCAGGTGCAGCAGGAACTCCAGCTTTTGTCATCAAGTTTTGAATAGCTTGAGAAGCAGGAATCAATCGCTTATCAGTAAATGGTGAAGCAATTAAGTTTACTAACGCATTTACAGCGTCAGCAGCAGGTACAGCCATTGAGCCAACAATAGCCCCCAATGGGCCACCATACGAGCCAAACTGTGCGCCAGCCAATGTAGGTGCAACAGCACGATAAGCTAAACCAGCACCACGCTCAAATGATTCTCTAAGTGTTGGCTCTTTAGTCTTACCTTGATTGAGAATAGCTAAACCAGCATCAGAAACTTTAGTTAAGTCTCCTGCTTGTAAAGCTAACAGGTCACTATCTGATAATTGAGTTAAGTCCATTATCCACCACCAGCCTTTTTGCGTCTTTCAATTTCTGCTTGAATAGCATCTTGACTTGGCAATCCACTACTTGCAGGAGAAGCTGGCAATTTAGGTATTGGTGCAGTAATCTGACTAGCAGCACGACCAGAAGCAACTTCAGCAGATTTAAGCAAGTTATTAAGACGCTCTTGTTTTGTTTTAACTGTTGAAGGACTGTCACCCAACTGTGGGAAATATGATTTCTTATAACCAGCCAATTGTTCACGGCTATAAGCAGCACCAGTTCCCAATGTCAAAGCTGCATCAAGAATATCCTCTTGCGCTGCTTCAACAATTTGTCGTTGCTCTGTATTTAGTTTGTTTGGCAAGAAGTCTGTGCGTGACACAAAACGAGCAATTTCTGCTGTTGTGTTTGGCATAGCTGCTTTAGGGTCAAGACCAATAGCCTCGTTCATTTGACCAACGCTGAAGTTCAAACGACTTGCCAATGTTGCAGATTTACGCTCACCCTCATTAGGCATATTGATTGTTGTACTTGGACGCTTTTGCTCTTGTAACAACAAATATGCTTTTTGTTCAGTAGGTGATAATTTGCTAAAGTCTTTGAACTCTTTAATTGAACCAGCAGGTGCATCTGGTGCTGTATAAAGAACGCTCATATCGTCTTTATCAAGAACAACATTGCCAACTGTCACAGTATCACGCTTCTTTGAACCAGCAACTAACCTTGGAGGCATACCTGCTGATATTTCGTAAAGTGCGCCATTAACTTCTTTGTATTCTGGCTGCAAATCTTTAAGTGCTTTTCTGCCTTCAGGAGTAGCCATCAATTTAGGTGCAAGTTCAGCCATGCCAATGCCAGCAGCTTGTGGTTGATTAGGCCCTGCGATCTCTTGACCCATGATGTTTGTCAAAGGTGTATCTGCAAAAGTCTCAGGACGATATGCTTTTGCAATCTCTCTCTGAACAGCCTCTTGGCGCATCAATGCTTGTTCTTCAGCTTTACGCTTACGCAACATATCCATCAGTTGAACATTCTGCAATTGTTCTTGCATAGTGCCTTGCATACCGCCTTTGTAGGCTCGTTGACCAGCTTGTAAGCCTTCAGCAATAGATTGACCTGTGTTGCCACCTTGGAACAAACGTCCTGCTAGGGCATACAAGGCTTGTGCTTGTGCGTCTTCACGATTACGAGCAATATCAGCAGGTGACATACCGAGCAGACCCATTGTGTCTGCACCGCTAGTACCGAAAATGTCTAATAGTCCAGCCATGTTAGTCCTTAGAGAAATGTACCAAGGTCTTGGTTGCCATAATAACCACCAGTTCCAAAGCCACCACCAGCACCAATCTGGCTCATAGCTGAAGCATCAGGAACACCCCAGCCAGATAACCAACTTCCTATGTTTGGTGAACCTAGATTCTTGTAAACACCAGCAGCAGTAGCAGCAGTACCCAATACCTTCTGCAAGGTAGAAGTATCAGCAGCACCACTAGCTGTAGTAGAACCAACTCGTCCTAATGGGTTACCATAGACAAGCGACATATAGTTCTGTAAGTTCTGTTGTGGCTGGTTTTGCAGGAAGTTGAAACGCTGAATGTCAGCACCCAACTGTTGACCTGTGTAGCCTTCACGCAACTGACCAGCTTGCAACAACTGGTTAATGTCTTGGTAATCTGTTGCAGCCATTTGAGGCGCCATGCCAGTAGCTTGTTGCTGACGCTGACGCTCTGCCTCATAGTTCTGATAAGCCAGTTGACCTGCTGTGTTAGTCAAAGCCTGTGCATATTGACCAGTCGCTCTGTCTTGCAAGTTACCCATAGCACCAGAGCCATAACGACCTGCCAAACTAGCCTTAGAGCCAATATCACCCATAGTCTGCTGATACTGAGATTGAGCAGCTTGAGCAGCAGGGGCAAACGCACCTTGGAAGAATGGATTGCCACCCAAGTAAGCACCACCAATAGTGCCTTGCAGTTGTTGTTGAGCAGCACCAGTTAGAGGATTACCTGCTAACGCACGAGTCTCCAAAGCCTGAAGACCTGCTTGTGTGGTTTGGGAAGGGGCTACAAAGGTTTCGCCTGTGTAGTACTGTGGGCCGCCCCCTGCGTAGAGTCCAGATGCTTGTTGCAGACCATATGTCAAATATGGTGCGATTTCTGGTGCAATTGTCTGTGTGGTAGTAGTCGCCATGTTTTACTCCTAGAGTTTCGGATTCCATAGCGGGTCATCCACAGAATCCATTATACATAAATTATCCAATTACAACATACGCATATGTCTTATTAGCCGTACTATTAGCAAAGTGAGAAACTACAGCCTCACCGCTAGTTTGGGACGAAACATAGACATTTGAATATGCGTAAGGTGCAATAAACTGAGCCGTAATGATTGCAGCAGGGATTGATGGTCTTGGTATGCCAGTATCAGCAGGGAAATGCTCTAATGTCACACCAACATTAGAAACAGCACCTGCCAACTCTACATAATCACCTGCTGCCAAATCAATAAAGAAATTCATTGAGCCAATCAAATGGCTAGGGTCACCTGTGCTTTTCCTTGCTGGCATACCAAATCGGCTACCAGAACGAACCACATCAGTCCCATTTACCCTAAACCAAATGTCAGCATATTGACCATCATTTGTACTGTTTTGCAACTGTAAGGAATACTGGAAGTTATAAACACCAGCGTTTCTTACATTTATCCTTGTGGTGTTTGACAGGTAAACACCATTGCTTTCCTCAGTTGTGTCAAAAACAACCACAGCAGTAGTGCCAGCACTAGGCGCAGTTTGGTCTGTGTTATTGCTAAAACATCCATAAGGCGCAGCATCAGCCTCTGCTGCGTCAGAAAATGGAATCAGAATAATCTTTGAATCAACACTAATACGCCTATCGTAAATAGTAGTAGATGTAGCATTTCCTGTTGCCAGAGTAATTGTTCCTGTGTTGTTTGTCTTGCCATTCATAATGCCATTGACAATTTCAGCCACAGACCTTTGGTCAGAGCCAAATACAGGAAGTGTTCTAAACTGGCTTGTCATCTAACACCCTGACCAACAACATCCACATCGATAGCAACAGCGTTTTTCCAATCCGCACCAGTAGGAACTAACTGAATCCTGTGATAGCGTCCAGAACTACGCAAAGAAACCCTGTTCTCTGAGTCAGCAGCCACAGCCGTACCAAAAGTAACATCTTGGCTTAACAGTTGACGAGAAGCTACAGCAATAGTTGCAGAACCACCATCCACTTGTGGACGAGCCAATGTCACCACAGATTGACCACCAAGATCAATATCTCCAGTAGCAATCTGACCTGTAAGACTTGTTCCTGTGTATGTATAAACCTTTGCACCTAGCGTACCGCCAAGGAAGTATTTACCACCAACATACAAACGAGAGTCTAAGCTAGTAGTCAATGCGTCAATAGAGGAGTTAATGTCATCCAGTTGCTCAAGAGTAACTGAACTAGATGAAGCCTCTGACAAGTAGTCAGTACCTGCATCTGCATATGTCCACTTCTTAGTTGCAAAGTTGTAAATCATCAATTTACGATTGCCATCAGTAGCGACATAGTTCCAAATCACCAACTTGCGAATTGGGTCAACAGCAGCAGACATAGAACCATAGTCAGATTCTGAAGCGTCATCAATGAAGAAACGATCTACCTTTTCACTTCCAATTGGCAAAACTTGCTGACCATCACACATATAGAAGCCATCATCCGATAGGAAGAATGTAACTCCTTGGTACTGTGCAATAGAACCTGCAACCATACATCCCTTGTTACGAGAGATGTTGTCAAACTGGAAAATGAAAGGTGTGCCAACATAAGTCATACGGCTAATGGCTCGTTCTAGGAACACTAGACCAAACTCACCACCACGAATACCTACGATTTGACCACCATCAGGAATATCTTGGTAATCAGACTGAGTGTTTACATCCTCTGTCCAATCAGTCTCATCATTGATTGCTGACCAACGAACACGATACTGCTTCTGTTCAGCAGACTCATATGTGTTGGCAACAACTACAAAATCACGAACAACAGTAATGTATTTAGCAATAGGCGCAGTAGCACTCAAATCAGCAAATGCTGTAGATGTGCCAAGAGTCCATGCTTGCAACTTGTCAGCATTGTTAGCTGTAATAACAACTTTACCAAACTGAGTAAAACGAACCTTGTCAGTAATGCCTGTTGTCATGCCAGACTTAACTTGAGTCAATGCGCCTATGCCACTTACTGTATAAATCTTAGATGCACCAGAAGTAAACAACTGAGTGGTAGAGTCTGGATTCTTAGCAGCATATAAAGAAACCAAGTCTTCTGTTGCTGAACCAGAGAAAGCTACAGCACTCGGGAAAGGGCCGTACCCGACAGCCTGAGAAACCACATTCTTAGCATTAGTCAGCACACCAGTAATGCCCGATTGGTCAGGCATCCACTCACCAAGTTGGATTCTTTGTGTAGGCATATTAGATATATGTTGTTTGCATTGCCAATGGAACGCCTGAGAATTGACCCTTCTCATCAGAACGAGTCAACGAATTCATAGCACGATCAAACATAGTTCCCCATGTATTGATACGAGCATCATTCATCAAGTAAGGCTCTGCCTCAAGCAAAGACGCATACAAAAGCAAATCAGGACAAACAGTCAAGAATGTGTTTGATGTGTTTGAGTCACTCAAGAATGGAGGCGCAGCAGAGTAGACCAAACTCAATGTGTAATTAGAATCAGGAATAGGTGCTAACTTCAAAGTGCTTGCCAAGACTGTGTAGTCCAATGGCTTACCAGCATCCATGCTTCGTGAGTTACGAGAGAACAATGATGGAGATTGGTAGTTCAATGGCATCACAGGATTACCAGTAACTACAAAATCTTTTACTTCCAAGAAGTCAGAAGGGATACTGACTGTTGCTGTACCTGATGTGCAGGTCAGCGTAGTTGAATTCAACATCTGGCGAATACGCAAGTCTCTACGCAAGCGAATCTCTGCCAAACGAATAAAGTCTGGAATCTGTGTAGTCAGGTCTGAACGAGCCAAATACCCTGCGATAGTTGTTTGCAGTTCAGCATAGGTAGTAAAACTCATACAACTCCTGTTCTAGTGCGCCATGCACGATTCAATGGGTCATTCAGAAAAGCAGCAAAACGCTTTTCATCCAAAACAGCATAACCACGCATGATGCCTTGTTTGTTCAGGTCATCAATCACAGTCAAAGGGATAGATGCAACCTTGTTGCCAAACAAATTGTCAGACCATCTTGCTCGTTCATCAAAGGAGTTATATTCCTTTTTATTCTGCTCAATAATGGCAGATACATCTTGACGAGTTTGGATAACAATTCCACCCTCACCATCGGCATGAACAGCAGTTTCTCGAATGTTTGTCATAGTGCAATTCTATCAGTTTGACTAGAAAAGAAAATGCCCCAGAGGATTAGTCTGAGGCATTTTTTAGGTCACACCAGATTAAGGTGTCAAGTCAGCAATAATGCCGTGAGCAGCTTGGTTTTTAACTTCCAAGGTGTACTCAGCCAACAACTGTGTAGATTCGTTGTCACCAGTCACAGCCAACTCGTTGGTCTGGAAGGGACGCAGATAAGCTACAGCAGCCATGT